AGTCTCCTTCTGGAGTAAAAGCAATCTTAACGTAGTCTAGAGTTTTTAAAGTTCCTAAGTCACCATAATCGTAATCAGGTGATTGATATTCTGCTTCAACGCTTGTACCGTTAAAACTATTACCTGTATTATGATTATATATTTTACCGTCTCTATCACCGTGATATACTTTTTCTACTCCTGAACTAGTAAATCCTGACGTAATAGCAGGTGCTATTATTCCTAATGTTTCAGACCATTCAAATCCATTACTTCTTAATGTTCCTATAACACCTCTTGAAGTAAATTGAGTATCTGCTAAAGTACTATAAAATAATCTGTATTGTGATTTATTTCTTAGTACAACACTACTAAACTGTAAGTCATCAGCATTAGTAGCAATAGTATTTATTATTGGCTGTATAGCTTGACTAATTGTACCTAACTCAACGTCACCAATTCTTGATGTACCAGCAACTGTTCTAAATCCATCAGGTGCTAAGAATATTAAATCACCAGCAATCTCTTGGATTGTTTGACCATCTAAACAACCTACGTTTTTAGTAACAGGTACAATTGCTACAGTAGTAGAGTTGTTTATATTTTGTAGTTTAAATATTGAGTTCTGACAAAATATAAATAATTCATTACGGAAACTTTTTAATCCTACTACTTTATCTTCTAAAGTAATACTACCTGAACCAGAACTCCCAAAATTATCTATGTCATCAGTACCACTATAATAAATTGTGTTAGGTGTAGCTGGGTCTCCTGCAACAACTAAATGTTGGTCGTGTATTGTACAAAACTTTGCAGTTGTTGAGCCATTAACAACAACATCTATTTGACTTGCAAAAAAAGTTCTAGTAGTTACATCTGCATTTGTGCCAGTCATTTTAAATAAAAACGGTTTATTATTACCACTCTTATCTGTTATAACTACTTCACCGTATTCAGACGCACCTTCATAAATAGCAAACTCACACTGGTCTACACTTGATAAGGCTAGTTCACTTCTACCTGTGAATGCACTATAGTTATCTCCACTCGATGCAACACTTGCTTTATTTAATTGTAACCAAGTACTTTCTCCGTCTTGACTAAAAAATATATCGTCACCTGCTACAGCTATTACACCATCTGCATAAACTAATAAACCTTCTATGTCTTTTGTAGTATTAGGTAAGGTATCTCCAAACAAAGTAAAACCATTTATTCTTCTGTAAGTACCTTCATCAGAGACTTCAAAGTTTCTTAACTTAGTAGCAACTCCGGGTGTCTTAAGCAACGCTGAAGAGTTAGTAGACTTATTAAGTCCACCTACTAAAGCTACTGAAAATGGTTGTCCTGCTGCCATTTAGAAGTAAGTCCTATCGTCTGTCATGTTACGGGGAGTAGGATTAATTAAATTAGACTTCATAGTCTTCATATTCTTTTTATACTCGTCAAGTGCAAAAGCTGCTTGTTGAATATTTTCTTTAAACTGATGTACATAATATCTTGTCTTTGCAGTTATTACATTACTGTATTGTTCAGGCAATACTATGCTATCACCGTGAGCTGTTAAACTTGTTGGTTTAGCGAAAGCATAGAAGTGCACATTATAAACCTTGTCGGGTATAGGACTTAGCCCAAACTTTCTATGGTCTGGGCTTTTTATAACATGAGTAGGTTCACCGTGTCCTGCGTCTGAACCTAATGCATCGTCTGCGTTTTGACTATCTCTGTAATATCTTTTCCAATCAGCTAGTGATAAAAATTTTAAACCTTTAGAAACAAAAGGAGCTGTTTCACCACTTACGTTTATTGTTGTTAAATAAAAATCATCCCAGTCTATTGATGAAAAATCTGTAGCAATACTAGAGCTACCAGCTTTTAATGTATACCATCTAGTTCCTGCTACCGATGCAACAGTTACATTCCCGTAGAAAGGGTCTGTGCCTCCACTAACGCCTTGGGATAAAAAGGGCAGTTGTGGTTCGTCATTAGCTATATCAAATATAGATTTATTAATTGAATCTTTTACAAATTGCTGTAAGCCTACTGCAGTGTCAAAATTACCAGAAGTTAAAACAACTTCGTTTAATTCTCTTAGTACTTCGTTTGTTAAATCTAAATATGTTGTAGCCATTATTTTTTACCTTTAGCTTTTAATTTTGCTTTTTTACCCAGTTCGTTTAAGTGAAAAAGTCTTACACTTGTTTTAGTATGTGATTTATTTGTATGTAACTGTCCATTAGGCATCTTGTGAGAAGTACCTTTATGTTCTGTCCCATCTCTTTTATAATGTTTTACGCCTTTCATAATTAATTAGGCATAGCCTTAGGCATTCCACCATCTTTTAACATAGTTCTAGACATACCACCACCCATCATTTTCTTTTTACCCATGCCACCATACTGCATTGGCTCTCTTCTAGCTGCAGCATTACCATCTTTTTGCATACCACCGTCCATTGCTTTTTTTCTAGCTATTCCACCTGTAGATTTTTTCATTTTTTTCATAACAGCTTTAGCTGCAGCTTTTTTAGGATTCATTGTAAATTGAACTGCTCCTTTTACTGTTCCTCCCTTTGGTCCGCCTTTACCACCAGCCTTTCTTTTTAGTTTTGGATTTTTACTTCCCATAATTTTCTCCGTTATATTTTTAAATTAGGGGAGGAATAATTAAACTCCTCCGTTTTGGTATCAGTTAATACCGTAGACTGTATTATTAACCAGCTTGTGTGGTTGTAATTCCGTCTTGAACTTTACACTGTCCGTTTAAATACCAGTTAGTGCCGTCAGACCATACATGGACAAAATCTCCATGAACAGCTTTATTAGCTACTAATGAAATAGTATCTGCATCTGTAACTGTAGCTACACTACCTGCTGCATCTTCCGGAGAAGATACGTTACCCACAATAATATTAGCACTTGATGCTGTTACTATTGTGTGAGTTCCTGTAGGTTCTGTTGCTCCAACATAAAACCAATACTCTAAACCTGCTGCTGGAGCTGGTAGAGTTGAGACTTTAGCTGCTGCTACATTCATAACAAAACGTGTGCCTGACTCTGCTGCTGTAATTACATTAGCTGCAACTACTGCTTCAGTGTCTGAAGGTTTTTGAATTTTCTCAGCTAATACACGAACATCAACTGTTCTTGCTGAGTTACGTCCAGTATCTCTTATATTTTCAATTGTCATATTATTTACCTCTGTAAAATTTATGTGTTAAAAAAGAAAGGGAGGCTTTGACACCTCCCAATTCTATTTAGTCAATGCCGTAGAATGCACTTACTAAGGCTTCGTCTCTAAGTACTTTCGCACCGTAAACATGTAAGCCTCTAACTATATCACCAAACGATGTTGGGTCTCTCAATACTTCTGTTGAAAGAATAGTATTAGCAGTAGCAGTTGAAGACATGTGACCAGCCATACATTTACCAGCAGCATTAGATGTTGCAGCAATGTTGTTTGACTTGTACATATCAAATCCACGTAATTTTCCACTTGATACTAGTCCATTTCTAATAGAACCTTGTCCACCATTATAGTCGACAGATAGTAATTTAGAGCTAGATTGTCCTAATATCTCATAGAAGTCAGGACTTGCAACAAACCATCTACCTTCTTCAGGTACATTCTGTTCGTCTAATAGTCTTGCCATTCTACCCATTAGGTCTAGTGGGTCGTGTTCGCTAGAACCAAAACCAATATCTAGGTTACCTGTTCCATCAAAAGTACCTGCTGCTAAATCAGTAGCATTGTCGGCACCTAAAATGTGATTAGGTGATGAAGCTGAACAACCCGCAAACATAGTTGCTAATACAGCAGCGTCATATGAATCTTTCAATGCATAAGCAGCTGATGAAGAAGCAATCTCTTTGAAGTTGACATGTGACATATTAGTTTCAATATCATCAACGATGAATTTGAAAGCTTTAGCACTATCAACAACCAAAGAAATTTCTTGGTCTGTTAGTCTAGTTTCAGTTGTGTCGCTATTTCTTGTGTAATCTGACACTGAAATAACTGGTTCTTTTATAATTTTTACTGAGTCTCCGAAAGAGGATATCTCACCGGCATAGTCGGTGTTTGTGATAGCTTCTACTACTGAGGCTTTCCTAAAAAAGTTCATTACCTTTTTAGAATAAACCGAAGGTAGGAAGAAACTATTAGTTTGTCCTGTCACGGAGTTGCCAAAGTTGGCGTTTGTATCAGTACTCGGTTCAAAAAATTGAGCCATGATTTTCTCCTGTTAAGTTAAATTTAATAATTACTGTGATATAAGCCCTTTCTGCATAGCATCTGATATTGCAACTTCATGCTTATCAAACTCTTGTACAGACATAGCTTCTATCTCCTTTAATGACCAGACTTTCTGTTGATTAGGTTCTACACTAGTTGTTTTAGTGGAAACCATGTCTGCAGCAGATTGTCTTGTCGGTTTTTTAGAAGATGACTTCATCTTAGGAGTTTCAATTCCTACATCTTTTTTAAACAAATCAAGGGCACGGGAAGCTAGGTCAGCATCATCATTGTTATCATATACCCAAGCTTGGATAGATGTATGTTGTTGCTTTGCCCAGCCGTGAAAATCATCACTGTTTCTGATATCTTCAAAATCAGGATGTCTTTCATTTAATCTTTTCTCTGCGTCTTGTCGTACTAACTGATTCTCGCGTTCTTGGAGTTTACTAAGGCGTTCTTCTAGAACTTTTGCTTTAGTCTCAGATTGCATATGAGCAACAGTTTCTACAACTTCGTACACATCAGGATAGCTGTTTTTAAACTCTTCTAGTTCTTCTGGAGATTTAGGAGCTTTATAGTCAGTTCTATTTTTAGTAGCTTCTTCTATTAGTTCTTGTTCTCTAGATTTAAACTCATTAAGTTTACTATCGTAATGCTTTTTTAAATCATCGTAACGTTTTTTGTAGTTTGGTTTCTTATAAGGAACATCCTTATTAGTTTCCAATTCTTCAGTATTAACACTTCCTTCTTGACCGATTTCATTTATGTCATCGCTTTTAAAAAGTTTATTCTGAGGTGCTTCAAAATATACGTTGTTTGATGATTGAAAAGATTCACCATCATCTGTGTGCCAATCCTTTTTTGCATTATAAGGGTTTGGTACTTCTTCTCTTTTGACTTCGTTAGTCATCTTCTATTCTCCTAATTGGGGCTTTGTTCACAAGGTAGCTCTATGTCGACTAGAGGGCTTGTATTGTAAAGGTAGCCTTTCGGTTATTATTTTGATAAAGTGCCTAGTATCCTAGGGTAGCTTTATCTTACGTTTGGATTTAATCTAGGATTAACTCTACGCATATCGTCAGAAACATCAGATTCTTCATCTGTTATTTCGTCTTCTAGCCTATTCATTCCTCCTATAGCAAATCCTTGTCTTTCATCTACAGCAGCTTCAGCTTCTTTCATCATAGACATTAAAGCGTCTTCTCCGATTTCTTCTACAGCTTTTGCAGTAAAGACAAATTCTCCATCAGATAACCTTGCGGGTATCGAATCAGAGACTCCTGAACCCGGTCCTTCAACAGGACCAGACCCAGCAAATTCTTGAGCAACATCTATTATCTTATCAAATAACATAGATAGTTCCTCATCTTGTTCTAGTTTGGAAGTTAGCATATCTTCTTCTTCTTCGCTTAATGCTTCTTCCATTATAAATTTTGTGTATCCGTCTTCCATGTTATCATCAGATTCCATTTCAGATTTCATAGGAGCTGCCATAACCATCATCATTTGGTCATCCATTGAACCTCCTTCTTGATAACCCATACGTTCTACGACTTCAGGTGCTTCTTTTCTAAGAGCTTCTATACCCGGATTTCCACCTTTAGATAAACCTAATCTTTTTGTAAGTTCATCTATTTCTGAAAAATCTCTATTATCATAAGCTTTGTTTAAAGCACTTGTAGCTTCTTTTTCTGAAGCTCCTTTAGAAATAAGGTTATTAAATTCTGAAGATTTTTGAGCTTCTACACTTGCTAACTGTTCTTGCATAGTTCCTTCGTCTTGTTGTTTTTGTAGGGTGTCTACTTCTTTATCTATTCTTTCTATCTCTTTAAGGTTTTTCTTTTGATTAGCTTTAGACATATTTTCAGTCATTAATTCTTTTTGTAACTTACTTTTTTTACTTATAAAAGTATTTAGCATTTCGCCTATTACTTTACCGCCCGGACTATAACTAGCTCTATCGTCTTCTAACAATCCTTTCTTTTTATACATTTTCTTGTCCTCGTGTAAGTGCTTCTTTAACCTGTTCCGGTAACTGCTCTAGGCGTACCAGAAAATTCAGCTTCCCCTGCAACCGGTACATTTCCTGTTCCGATGTTGCCACCACCAGTGCCTGTAGCTCCAAGTTCTTGAGGTTGTTGAGGTGCTCCTTGAACGCCTCCCATTGGGGATGGTTGACCAGCGGGTTGAGTTTCTTCGCCATTTGTTTGTCCAGCATTTTGCATTCCTATTATCTGTGCCATTATTGCAGCTTCTTCAGGGTCATTGAGTATTTCATCAGGGTCTAAGTCTAAGCTGTAGGCTAGTTCACTAATTAGTTTAGAAATTTTAACAAACGGAGCAACAGCAGGATTTTGAGCAGTCTGTAAGAACATTGTCAATCTTTGACTTCTTACTTCTTTTTGCATCAAGCTGTTAGTTCCAGTAGCTTTAACTTCTAAATCACCTTTAACATCCAACTCATCTTCTAGGAATTGCATGTTCCACTGGAAGTAAGACTCCCCAAGTGGCTTTAATAAAAAGTCATCAAGATTTTTAATAACTGTTTTAACATTTAAACTAGATGCTCCTAGTAACATAGACATGCCTGAAGCAGTCCTTGTCATACTTTGAACACCTGTTTGTCCGTGTGAATAACTAGGTATACCTGTTTGTTCATCTGCAAGTTGTCTGAATTTATCAAACATCATTAGGTTTTCTTGCGATGTATTAGGAAACTTTAAACCGTGTATAGCTTGTCCCGGCATTCCAGCTTGTCTGCGGAATATCTTTCCGGGATATATTTCCATTGATTGTCCACCTACTAAGGCAGACTCATCTACATCAAACACTAAAGACCCAGACATTGCTAGGTTGTCAATAGCCATCCTTGCATGACCATTCATAATTTGTTGACTATCATCCATGTTCTCAGCTACGCCAATACCAAAAAAGTTATATGGGTTTCTTTCGTATGGGAATGCGTTATATGGTATTCTATAAGGAGTAAACGGATTTAATACTGCTCTTAATAAGTAATGTCCACATGTCCATATATTTACTTGTACTTCATCTAGGTCATCAACCGTGTCGGGTAAGTCAATTCCTACTTCTCTGGCGTACTCTGCATCCATCATTCCCCAGTATTCTAGTACTTCAAAGCTACTATCTATATCGTAGTCTCCTCTAGCATCATCTTTTAACTGGCTTTCAAAATCTTTTTCTACGTAGTTAGCACCCATTTGAATTGCACTACGTATTGCATCATCATCAAAGTAAGGCATATTACGTAGTTGTCTAAGTTGACTACGATTCATTTTGTGTCTATGTATTATATACTCACACTCATTCATGTTAGTAGCGTTAGGGTCTGGATAAAAATCCCAACAACTAACAAACTCTATTCTAGGAACTCTAACTTCTAAAGGATTATAATTTCTGTTTCCTTCTTCGTCTGTGTCCCATTTATGTAACTTTTTATTAAAATTAAAAGGTCCTTTTATAATGCCTGTACCTAATAAAGAAGATTCTAAAAGAGCATTTCTTATTTCAGCATTACCATTAGATTCATCTATCTGGTCATGTATAAGTTTTTCCATTCTTCTTGCAGCTCTTTCAGCAGGTTTTAATTCTATTTCTTGAGGATTATAACTTATGCCGTCTGAAAGAATACCAGCTTCTTCAGCTTGGTTTTCAAGACTATCTTCAAAAACTCCTTTATGAAAAGAAGCACCGGGTTTTAAAGTTTTACCGTCTCCTTCATATCCTATATCATAAGGATTTTCTAATTTTCTATTACCTATATTATCAGGTATCTCACTTTCACTTGTCTCTATTCCCGGAGTAGGATTAGAAATATCTAAATGAGCATAGTCTGTTTCACCTTCTGGTATTTTAGTTTCGGTAATTCCTATCGGAAATTTACCTGTGCCGAATATAACATCAACTAACTGACCGAATGCAGCTAGTACTTTTGTTTTTGTAACTTTTACAAATATCCTAGATTTTTCAGATTCTCTAAACTTAACATTTTTAGAATATAATCCTCTGTAATTTTCGTAAGCTTTAAGCCATCTGCGTTCATCTGTTTCTCTGGCTTGTTCAGCTTGAGCAAATCTACCTTTAATAATACCTATAAGATTTCTTTGCTGGTCTTCTTCTAAAGTAAGCTGTACTCCAGCTTCACCTTCTACTTTTTCATAGATGTTATCAGCGTTTAAGAATGTATTTTCGTTGTCTGCCATATATTTTAATAACCAAATGTTGAATCAACGGGTCTATACATTTCTCTCTTTAATCCTCTCATACGTTCTAATGGACTTTCCATTCTAGGTCTGCTCATTATCATATAACGCAGTGCATCATATGCGTGGTCAGAAGCATGTGTATCTACATCTTCTGGATTAGTTTTAGATAACGGTATAGACTGTAGTTCTCTTATTAAGTTCGGACATGTATTAAATATCTGTAACTTAGGTCTACCATTTTCTCTAACTTTTAAATACTCGTGTATTTGTATTTTACCCTGTATTCTATTTTTATCAGCTCTTCTTAACTTGTGTCCAGCCTTTACTAAAGCTTCCCCTACTGTTGGACCTGTAGTTCCTGTTTTTGCCCATGCTGCTGTGTCTAAAACACCATTAATAGAAAAAGCATCTTCTGCTTCCATCTCTGTTATTATACCGCCTAATTCTTCACCTGTCAAGCCTTTTCTGTATAATTCTCTATAAATTATTAAAGTGTTATCATTCATATCCATTATTCCCCATAAACAACAAGACTCTGAAGCATATCCATAGTCTATTGCTTTTATTCTTTCCCAGTGTATAGGTAATTCAAATGGAGTAATAACATGTTGAAACGGGTCGAACTCTACAAAAGCAGCTCCTTCAGCTACATCCCAGTTACCTTCTAGTAATTGCCTACGTTGAATAGGAGGTAAAGATTTAAGCATCTGCTCATACACACCGTCAGTAGATAAGTAAGGGTTATCGGCTAACTTAGCAGGAATAAATTTTCTTGTTAAGCCGTCTTTACCTAAAAAACTTGTGTTGTTTGCTGCTGGCTCTATATATCTTTTCTTTACCCAATGAGAACCAACACCGCCGGGGTTAGCAGTACAGCGAAGGTATGTTTGTATTTCTGGGTCAGTAGTTCTCAGACGTGAAGCAAGATAGTTCCAACTAAACTCTGTAGGTAAATGAGTAATCTCATCAAAGCCTATCCAACTATATGCTTGTCCTTGATACCTGTATACGTCTGCATCTCTTTCTAAGAATCCAAACTCTACCTTGGCACCTGACGGAAAGTTCCAAAGCTTTTCAACTTCTCTAAACTTAGCACCGGGAAATGCTTGGGGATATAACTCACGAGACTTATCTATCATCTCTCTTAGTTCTGGCATAGACCTTCTAATAATCAAAGCTCTATGTGCTTTTTTATGTGCGTATCTTAACGGGTCAACTATCATAGCATATGATTTACCACCGCCCGCAGCTCCACCGTAAAGAACATCTTTTTCACCAGAAGCTAAAAAATCTGTTTGGGGTCCTTCGTTAGCATGAAAAACTACATTGTTCCCTCTCATTAAATGTTCTTTTAAAGTATCTGGGAGTTCTTCTACATCACTGTCTAAAAATACTTTTGAACTATTTTTATCTGTACTATCTATTTCAGACAATAAGTTCTTTTGTTTTTTTATAGCTTTTCTTTTATTATATAAAGCTGTTTCAAGTTTTTGTATTGATTTTTCTTTATTTTTTAAAGACCTTTTTACAGATTCTTTTGCTTTAGCATCTGTTATTAATTTACTTTTTAAAGTAGAACCGCTAGGTCTTCCGGGTTTTTTTTTAGGAGTCCCGTCTTTTTTTAGGATAAAATTATTATTGTTATCTAATAAGTAATTTTCAGGATGTATATCCCACTCATTAACTACCATTTTTTTCTATCTTTTTATCTATGTATTTTTTTAAACCTACATGACTAATGTATCTATTAGTCTCAGCATATAACCAATCAGCAGCGTCTCTTAAAGATACTTCATCATTTTTAACCATGTATTCTGCTACGCTTAAAGCTACTAACTGGTCTTCAATAGGTCTTAAAAAAGAACTAGACTCTTCAGATAACTCATAACCAAACGGTATTGTAGAGGTAGCTCTTTTTATATAACCTTCTTTCATTTTACTTTTCTATAAACTCTTGTTTTTCTTGCAGTTTTTTTTGGTTGTTTACTAAACTGTTTTCCTTTTTTAGTATCTTCTCGTTTTTTTCTAGTTGTTCTTGCGTATTCTTCTTTTGAAAGTGCCTTAATAGCCTTCTCTGGGAGATACCTTTCGCCCGTTTCTGACGATTTCTTACCACTCTTGGTACGCCATTTTTGTTTAGTCCAAGACCTAAGACTTCTTTGTGGTTTTTTTAGTGATGCCATTAGTCATTGGTCCGCTTGTTGAAGTAACTTTTGTTTGAGTTTTTTTCTTTGGTTTAATAGGTGTTAAAGACTTTTTAAACATCTTTCCATAACACTTCTTTATTTTATTCATGTATTCTTTTATCATTACTTATAGCCACCTCCTGCAGCTTTATATTGTTTAGCTAACATCTGGGCTTTTCGAGCTGACCACTGACCGGAATTACCACCTTTAGAACCAGCTTTGATTTTCTCGAAAAGCCTCTTACGCATAGTAGGCTTGGTATAGTTACCAGCTTTATTTACGGTAGATTTACTTTTCTTTTTTGTTGTTACCATCTTTTTTCCCGAATATTAAATCCCAATTATCTTGGTATTGTTTTGAGTGTGTATTGATTCTAGGTCTTGCACCTTTACCTCCATCACTTTTACCGTATATACTTTTTCTAAAAGTCATAGGTTTCTCATTACTTCCTATTTGTTTACCCATTCTACCACTTAACCTTATCAGCCCAGTAGGCTGCAGACATTTTACCTCTAGCAATGTTCTTAGCATGTCTAGCTTTAAAAGACTTCCTTTTTGCTTTCATTCTATCTGACTCACCTGCTTTAGGTTTACCAGCAGTTTCTGCACCTTTTTGTCCAAACCTAATAGTTTTAATCTTGTCACCTTCTTTAGCAACAACAATGTGTGATTTAGTTTTATGACTCGGGGTTCTTTTAGGTTTATTAAACCCAGAAACTCCTGCTCTTTCTAGTCTTGAATCTTTTGCCATTAGTGTACTGTCCTTTCTTTTTTTAACTCTTCGTGTTGTAGTTCTTGTATTTCTCCAATAACAAACAACCCATGCTCTACTGCTATTCTAGAAGCCTGTATCATTGTATCGGCTTTTATATAAGGACCTATAAGGATTCCCGGGACATCATCTATGTATTCAGTTATCCAAATCTTCATATTGTGCGTCTTCTGCTTCTATAGTAATAGTATGTTTTTCTGGTAGTATAAAAATACCACCACTGACATTATGTTCTACTTCTAGTTTATCTTGTTTACCAAGACCAACCCTATCTAATATAGTTTCAGCTGCTCTTAGTTTCATGTTGGCTTGAGGAACGGGTCTATTAGAATCTAAAACTTCTATTAACTTAAAAGCTGCGGAGGGGGCAGAACGTGCAAGAACATCTGAGGCTAATTCAATCACTTCATGTTTAAGACTTTTTAATACTTGATGATAATTGCCTGCTGAGTAGCCTGCAAGTTCTGCTGCCCTTGATAAATCTCCATTAGTCGTCATAATACTATCTAAAAATAATTGTTGTTTTTCAGTTAGTTTCTTAGTTTTTTTACTTTCTGCCGGTAAGTAGCTCATATTATATTATTATAGTGTCGATAATAAACTTTGTCAAGCTAAATATATACCTTTATTTACAAATAGCTCTTGACAAAACTTAAATAGATACCTATAATGAGTGTATACGGTCCCCCCGGTATAGTATATATAGAGACTCCCTATATAGTCACTGTTCAAAACATAACAATCCCCTCTAAAGTACTGGTCTTATAGGACTTATGTAGTCGGGAGAACCTGCTTAACACTCCTTTTTAGTTCAAAATGTATGACATTGTGCATATATAGGGGTAGGGGGTGGGGTGGCTCCTGCCCCCTATGCAGGGGCGTACACCCGCAAGCACTTTAAAGGTTCTTTCCCAGCTGGAAAGGATTAAATAGTGCCTTATATAGCCCGTAGGCATGGGGAATAACTGTTTAACACTATAGAGAAGCTTACATAGACTCTAAATAGTTATAAAAACTTAATAGGTTTAAACAGGGTTCAACAATGTCATCTGGCCACGCTTATTAGATGACTGAATAAACTATGTGAGAAGCCTAAAGATTTTTATGACAGCTGGCACCCATTACTAAATAAGTTCTAAATATGGGTGAAATAGTCCTAAAAAGTTAATGTATAGAAATTAAATAGATCTTATAGGGTCGCTACCGTTAAATCCCAGCGGTAAAGCATTCTCATTTTTATAAATGTTAAATAAATCTAAATAGTTTTTATATAAATTAAAGACAAAAAAAAACCCCATCAAGCTTGTTAATTCTTGATAGGGTTTAGCAGCCTTCGATATTCTATTAAATACTAAGCTTTGCGGGGGTGGTTCCACTACTAAAAGCTTTCACTTTATAAGTAAATTTTTCCCCATTATCATCTACGACAGTGACGGCTATGCATCTAACTGCAAAGCCCCCGTCAGTTCTGTCTTCATTCTCATGGACTGTATCACTAACTGATATAGCCGTTACATTATGGATTGATGTTTCCATTTTTATACCTCCTTTTTGGTATTAGTTTTATTATTAATAGTTCTAAACAGCGACGGAATAGGTTCCGCAACTGCTTTGCCATCGCAATACTTAACCATAATATTCACTATGGTATTGATTGTTAATGCATGCCCAAGGCTAAGTAGCCATCTATCACTGGGGCTATAGTTCTCGAAGCTTTCAACAAGTGCTTCAACACTATCAAAAGTACCAAACATATTTGAGCCTTTAATATCTAAAGGTTCTATAGATTCGACCTTAGTCTTTTTACTGGCACTCATTTATGCCACCATCGTTAAAAGTAAGTTATCAGTCGTTTTTGCTATAGCCGTTCTACGGTCATTCTGAATACTAGCTATGTTCTTTTGAGAACTTTCCTTATAAGCATCAGTATGGGTACCCCAGTGAGTCATAGCGTTATATACCGCCCAAAGTGTAGAACCTAAATCGTTTCTATACTTTTTGTATTCAGACCATACGTCTTTTACTTGATAGGCTCTAGATAGTTGTTTATCCCATAAGAGATATTCAACATCATCGCTAAACTTATTAGAGACATTATCTTTAATAAATTTATTGATTTCTTTAGTAGCTACAGCGTCCGCAATAGCTAGTATTGCTTCAGTATCAGTCACTTTTGTAGTCGTGAACTTTTTCCACGTCTCAATACTATTCTCATATAACTCAATAACGTTAGTGAGTGGTTCAACCGCATCATGGATATTTAAATACTTAGTATGTTTTCTTTTAAACTTACCAATAGAACCCAAGGCAGTCATCCCATTAAGGCATGCCAGTCTCAAGGCTCCGTATTCAATAGCGAATCTCATAGACCCATCAATAGAATTTCTAACTAGTAGTTGAAGTTCTATAGTGTCGTTGAGTGCTACCTCTTCACGATGTTGCGGGAATCTATAAAAGCCAAAGGCTCTCGCCCCATCATGGCTAATTTTAAATTCTTTTACCATATCAGTTGTATCTATATTAGATTGTTCGATGATACGTTCCGCAGTCTCAAAAGCTTGCGGGTGATTGACTAATTGATAGTCATTCCCTACAGCCTTAAAAGGATGCCCGTTGTCATCTCTAACAATAAATTTAGAATCATCACATTTTACCCAAGCCCCAAAGTTATTAAAATAACCTGCTTCTTGGATAGTGCAATTAAAACCAGCCTCCCCATATGGGTTAGCTAGTTCATTAATATTAATTATATTATTCATTTTTGGTTCCTCCATTTAAATGAATTTGTTAATAGAAATTTTCAGTTTTTATTTAGCCACGTTATCCCGTGGGGTTCACCTTCTAAGGCGTTCAAGCTTAAGTTAGCTGGCTCTTAATTTTCAGAATACTCACATCACAGCGTGGTACCAGTCGCATCACTTAATTTAAATATACATGAATGATTCAGATTATCAAGCTAATCAGTCCAATAAGGTTGTCTTATTTCAGTTGATGTAGATTTTTAATTTGTATTTATATACAGTAGTTTTTTAATGCCAAAAAGGAGGCAAATATAATGGAAAATAAATCTAATAAAAAAACTTATAAAGATCATACAGTTTCTTTACAGGATACGATGGGCGTAGATGGTGACATGAGACACTGGGCTATATATGGGGGGCAATATGATGTGCTAAGCGAAAAAGAACACCTTATTAAAATTATGGCTATCGCTGATTGTTTATATTTCGGAGGACATTACAATCTTACACAGCACCGTAATTCTGAAGAACTTATTGAGTCCTTATATTCTTATGCGAAAAGCAAGGGAATTAAATTAGAAGCTAAATCATATGACAGTATGAATAATGAATAAAATAACAGCCGTTGATATTACAGGAGGGGGTCTAAGTCGAACATCTAAATTAGGGTGTGCTTCTTTTTCTATATCTGCTTTTGAATGTAAGACTGGTTCTAAATTGGCGAAGGTTGAAGGGTCAGTTTGTAATAAATGTTATGCTAGGCGGGGTACTTACCTTTATGGTAATGTTAAAACTGCCCAACTTAGAAGACTAAATGCTATTGATAATCCTGCGTGGGTTGATGCTATGGTGAAACTAATTAGGATACAAGCCTTAGAAAATGATAAGAATATTTTTAGGTGGTTCGATAGCGGAGACTTACAAGCTGGAATGCTTGCAAAAATTGTGAAGGTCTGCGAGTTAACGCCTGAAATAAAACACTGGCTACCTACTCACGAAGCCAGCATGCTTAATAAAGAATATAAGGAACTGGGCGAAAAGCTACCAGATAACCTTATAATTAGGCTGTCGGCAACTATGATTGATGGCAAGCCACCCAAAAGCTGGGAGTATACGTCAACAGTAAACAAAAGTTCTGAAATAATAGGTTTTAAATGCCCGTCAAAAGAACAAGGGGGCAAGTGTCTCGATTGTAATGCCTGCTGGAATAAATCAATACCTAATATAGCGTATATATATCACTAAATACGGGTTCCTCCGTGAAGTGGATTAGGGTACCACTTAAAATAAGACCCTATCTAATTTGTAAATTCTATGCGACCAACTATGTAGGCGGTTTATTATGTGCTAGGCGAACATGGTAAGCGGTAGTAAGTGGGGGTTTACTATAGTACTACTATAGGTATACTATATAATAACTATTTACTACCACCACTTAAATAAGAAACTATATAGTATTGTACTATATGAGTGGGGTTAGTTGTCAATAGAAATATTTTATTTTTTTTTGTTAAAAGTATTGACAAGTTATAATTAGATGAATTACTATGTGGTTGTGATTAGGAATGAGCCTTTGTAAAATCCTTGACCTCTTTTAAATAAGAGTAGCCAAGAGATAGGTTAAGGCTAAAAGTAAATGAGAACTAAACCATCATGCACTAGTCACGGTGCTGGGTATCACTTTAAAGTACCCCTTATTTTAACACAAGTTCTTTAGGAGGGACTATGAACAAGAGACAAAGAGAATACAACAAAACATTTAACAGTAAAAACTCGGAACGTTTTATTTTAAAAAGTAACGAATTTATATACAAAGGTTTTTTGTTTAAGCGTAAACAAGACAGAGATTGGAAATTTATCTCTTACGATATAACCAACGACCATAACCCCGCATTCGCAACAGGCATGTTTAGTCCTCGTATGTACGCAAACAATATGAAAGAGGCACGGGAAGTAGTAGACGATGTACTACGAGATATAGGCGTACCAGAATTTCGTATTTATAACGAAGTATGTGGGCATGTCGCAGACGAGTGGGAGTAAGGTATGCACACTAATAATAAACTAACAATAGACGAACTATGCGACAGGCTAGACAGCGAGTTTGATGATGTAGAGTTATCTATACACGATAGCCCTACAAAAGGAACTGTAGCTGTGGTATATTTTTACGAGAATAAAATTGAGGAGGTAGTAGATGAACATAACAAATAATGAGTTGGCTAAACTGCTTAGAGATAAGCTTGAACAAGACGGAGTATCTAAAGAGTTTTTAGATGAGAAGTTTATAATAGATTTTGAGGAGGTAGTAGATGATAACGATTGAACGAATAAAAAATATTGCAGAAGATATTATTGCAGATGATGATTGGGTAAATGATAGTCATACTCAATCAGAACACAATGGTATTAAGGCAGGACTGTATGCTTTGATACATCACCTAGAGGAGGTTGATGATGAGTAAAGATATTACTGAATACTATGATGATTATTGTAGAGATATGTATGGTCATACTAACTGGGCATACATGTCTACATTTTCAAAAGTAGAAATTGCACAGCTACCTGAAGGACATAGAGAAGGTGGTATATATTTTTTTAAAGAGGAGGTAGATGATGACATATAAAGAATGGTATAAGTTAAGAGAAGCCATGAGCAATTTGGATAATCTTATTGATGATTGTTCATGGTCAGTTAAAGAAGCTATTGATGAAGTGTGGGATATAATAGATGAAATAAAAACAGAGGAGCAAGACTAATGGACTGGCAAATAATATTAATACTTATACCTATAGCAATATGTCTTTATGCAGTTGCATTAATTATCAAGGATAAAGATGATGAATAAACCAAAGTATATAGAAGCTAGATACAGTGCGTTCCTAACATGGGATTTAGAAGAACTAGGTATTGATTGGGATAAGGTAGAAGATTGGGACTTGTTAAGAGCAGACTTAGAGATAACATTTAAAGATGGAACTAAAAAGACTTATGAAAACTGGCAAGACTTAGACATAGATTACAAACATAACTTTGAAGAAGTCCTTGTACTTAACGAGGACTGGAACAAGGTGGAGGGATTGAACTGATGAATAAACATAAAGAATTTTATATCTTTACAGAAAGAAACTTAGTAGATGAGAAAGAAAGAGTTTCTTTAAAACAATTAGGATACTATATAAAAAGCGGAGAATCATATCATTCTCCTAAAAGATTTTCCATAACAGAATTAAAATATTTTATTTTGGAATTAATAAACTCGTCTGTTAATCAAGACATGACAATAAAAGAAGTAAGAGAAATGATAAATGAATACGAAAGTCTTTATGATATTTATAATTATGTGTCTGATTATCCTGAGGCAGGAGGAGATGTTTATTTATCTGATGGTATTTATTTAAGAGCAGATGGCTCGTCTTATGATGAAAGGAGATAACATGAGTAATCAACACAACGAACAAGCATTAGAAGATTTACATGCGGAGATAATAGAAAAAGACTCCAAAGGTTTATTAGATGATGAAGTAAATAGCCTAGCGAAACATTATAATCTAGATGCTGATGACGATAGAGATGAAATATTGCAGTTCATAACTGAGAATATATTTTATAACCATCAAGAAGATATAGATAGTATGTATAAAGATGTACCTATACACCTAAGACATCTAAACAAAGAGAAACTAAATACTCTGTTTAATATTTTTTCTGGGAGATTATAATGGAAGTTGAATTTAAAAAACTAAACAAAGACCAATACAGGAACTTTGAAAGCTGGGTAAGAGATAACAACGGAGAGCTGTACGAGAACAAAGTAACCTATGAAGTTAGGTGGGGGAAAGATGAGTTCTTTTATGTAAGACTAGGAGATGAAAGTTTTATAACTTTAAATGATATTTTACTTGCAATTTCTAATTAAGCATGTATACTACAATAACTTAACACATAATTATAGGAGTTTTTATGTCTAAACTAATAGAAAAAACCGATGAAGGTAAGATTAAATACTATACAATTGATGGTAAATTAATCTATCCTTCTATCAACAACCCGAACTTTAAGTTCAACCCTGACGGAGTATGGGAAACTTTTTTAATACCAGATAATCCAGAAGACTTAGAGATGGCTAAGAAGATGGGAGTCAGAACAAAAGGCTGGGAAGATAAAGAAATACCAGAAAGTATTTACTTTAAAAGATTCACAAAGAATAAGAACGGAGCAGATAATAAGGCAGTCATTATAAAGAATGCTGAAGGAGAACCGTTTGAGTTTAATGATGAAAGCGGTAGAGAGATTACTATAGGTAATCAAACACAAGCTAAGATAATGTTTCATTACTGGCACCATGAAAATAAGTGGGGTGAATATGACTACTATATTTTAGATGGTGTTAAAGTACTTGACTTGAAAGAAAGACAAGACTCTAGTGCTACTGTTGATGACGATTTAGACTTTTAATTCAGGAGTAAACATGATAATAACTATCAGAAATAAAGACAACACTGAAACAATCTACGATGTTTCAAAAGTTGTAGATGAAAGTAAAAGAGCAGATGCTCAACTGCGTATCAGTAAAATAGGTACATTAAATGTAGTAGTCGAAGCTTTAAACTTTGCCTTTCAAGGGCATCAGAATAGTCTCGAAGCTTTGCTTGGAGAATGTCCAGAAGCAATAGTAGAACAAGAAGAACAAACTGTTGAAGAGTCAGAGGGCGACTCAGAATAGTATTTATTTAGGATTGTTTAGGGGTTGCAAAGTCCCTCCTTGCACTTGGTATTATCCTTAAACAATCCGATTCAGTCAAGGAGAATATATGGCTTTTGTCAAATTGCATTTACCCTGCGATGCCTGTGGTAGTAAAGATGCATTATCCGTAAATGAAAACGGCTCATCTAAGTGTTTCAGTTGCGGTGATTTTATTAAAAATTATAACAAGGAGGATAGCTCAATGGAGTTAGTCAAAAATAAAAATACAAGTTTAGATAACAAACACGGTGCTATTTACGGTGCCTTAAACGATAGAAAAATATCAAAAGATACAGCTACTAAATACGGAGTCAAGGCTGTATACAACAGCGATGGAGAAGTTGTTCAACACATCTATCCCTTTTATAATAACAACGAGCAGACTGCTTCTAAGATTCGATATGTCAAGGATAAGAATTTTAGTTTCCAAGGTACGTACGAAGGTACTGGATTGTTTGGTGAACAGTTGTTCAAAGGAGGAAAGTATATTACTTTGGTAGAAGGAGAGTGTGATGCAATGGCAGGCTACGAATTGTTTGGTTCTAAGTGGGATGTCGTATCTATAAAGAGAGGTTCTCAAGGGGCTGTAAAAGATGTCAAAGAAAGTTTAGAATTTTTAGAACAATATGAAAAGATTATAATTTGTTTTGATAATGACAAGGCTGGTAAAGAAGCGTCAAAGAAAGTAGCCCAGTTATTTACACCTAGTAAAGCTAAGATAATGACTTTACCTACTGAGTACAAAGACGCTAATGACATGCTCAAAGATAACAAGCATGCTTTATTTGTGAAAGCTTTTTGGGATGCTAAGATATATACCCCAGCAGGAGTTATAAATGTTTCTGATAAGCGAAGTGAGTTTCATAAAAGAGAAAAGAAAAATAGTATACCTTACCCGTGGGCAGGATTGAACGACAAGCTTGTAGGCATGAGAGGAGGAGAGCTTATAACTCTTACAGGAGGCACAGGACTAGGTAAGTCTAGTGTTACACGCGAGTTAGAGCACTGGTTAATAAAACAAACAGAAGATAATGTAGGAGTCATAGCTTTAGAAGAAGATTGGAGAAGAACTATTGACGGTATACTATCTATAGAAGCTAACAACAGATTATACATAGACCATGTTAGAGAGCAGTACTCAGAAGAAGAGTTAGATAATTTCTTTGATATATTATATGACGGAGAAAATAAGAATAGGGTATGGGTACATGCACACTTTGGCACGAATGACATAGACGAAATCTTCTCTAAGATTAGGTTTATGATTATAGGATGCGAGTGTAAGTGGATTGTACTTGACCATCTACACATGCTTGTAGTTGCCTCTGCTGAAGGAGACGAGAGAAGAGCCATAGATAACATAATGGCTAGACTAAGAAGTATTGTAGAAGAAACAGGAGTAGGTATGATATTGGTTTCTCATTTACGTAGAGTTGACGGTAATAAAGGACATGAGAATGGTATAGAAGTTAGTCTCTCACATCTAAGAGGCTCACAAAGTATAGCTCAATTATCAGACTGTGTGATAGCCTTAGAAAGAAATCAACAAGCAGATAGCGAGAGTGAATCTAACACTACTAAAGTTAGGGTATTGAAATCTAGATACACTGGAGATGTAGGCTCCGCAACAAGGTTGCTTTACGATAGAGAAACAGGTAGACTTAATGAGTTAGAAGAAGAAGACAATGAGGAAGCTGTAGATTTTTAATATGGAATTAATGTTTGACATAGAGACTGATGATATAAAAGCTACTAAGATATGGTGTATAGTTTGTCAAGATATTAATACAGATAGAATTTATAAGTTTGACCCTTCTAGTATTAAGGAAGGACTAAAGCTACTAGAATCTGCTGACACTATAATAGGACACAATATAATAGGTTTTGATATACCAGTAATAAAAGATTTAACAGGTGTAGATTTAAACTCAAAAAAAATAATAGATACTTTAGTAATGTCCCGTCTTTACAATCCTGTACGAGACGGAGGACACGGCTTAGAAATGTGGGGCTATCGTTTGAAGTTTCCTAAGATAGACTACAAAGAATTTAAACATTACTCTGAAGAAATGCTCAACTACTGTGTGAATGATGTCAAGTTAAACACTGTGTTATACAGGTATCTATTAAAAGAAGGAAAGGTTTTTGCTCCAGAAAGTTTAGATATAGAACATGAAGTATTTAAAATAATGAAGCAACAAGAAGTTAATGGTTTTAAATTTAACTCTATTGATGCTTCTATTTTCTTAGCTACTTTAAGAGAAAAAATACAAGACATAGAAAAAGAAGTACAGAAAGTTTTTGTACCTAGGCTTGTAGATATAAAAGAAGTAATTCCAAAAACAAAAAAAGACGGGGAGCTATCTAAACAGGGACTCACACAAGAGGAGTATGATAAAATTATTACAACAGGTAATGATAAACCTTTCATGCGTAGAAAATTAGTTGACTTTAATTTAGGTTCACGTAAACAAATTGGAGAATACTTAATTGAATTTGGATGGAAACCTGACAAGTTTACACCAACAGGTCAACCTATTGTAGATGAAGGAGCTCTTTCTAAAATAAAAAACATACCTGAAGCTAAGTTGATAGCTCGGTATTTATTATTACAAAAAAGAATAGCACAAATAAGTAGTTGGTTAGAAGCTGTACAAGACGATGACAGAGTTCATGGTTTTGTGATACCTAACGGAACTATAACAGGAAGAATGACACACAGAAATCCAAACATGGCACAGGTTCCTAGCGTAAGTTCCGAATATGGTACAGAATGTAGGAGTTTCTGGTGTGTAGACGAAGGAAATAAATTGGTTGGTATAGATGCTAGTCAATTAGAATTAAGATTATTAGCACATTACATGAACGATGAGGAGTACATCTATGAAATCACAAAAGGAGACATTCACACATATAACCAAAAACTTGCTGGACTTAAATCAAGAGATGAGGCTAAAGTATTCATCTATGCACTCTGCTACGGGGCAGGAAATGCGAAGCTTGGGAAGATGGTTGGAGGAAATACAAAAAGAGGTGGTCAATTGCGAGAACGTTTTTTTGGTAGTCAACCAGCATTTGCAACTCTTACAGACCAAGTACAACGAGCAACAAAAAAAGGATACTTAAAAGGTTTAGACGGGAGAAAACTTTTTGTTAGGAGTGAGCACTCTGCTTTAAATACTTTAATACAAGGAGCAGGCTCTATAGCTATGAAGAAAGGTTTAGTAATCCTAAACAAAAAATTAAAACTTAATAGCATCGACTATAAATTTGTAGCTAACATACATGATGAATGGCAGATAGAAGTAAAAGAAAGTCAGGCTGATTTTGTAGGTAGGTTGGCTGTAGAAAGTATAATTAAAGCAGGAGATTATTTTAATCTTCGTTGTCCTTTAGACGGCGAATACAAGATAGGAAACAACTGGTATGAAACCCATTAAAGAAGATAGAAAGAAGTTTGACATTGATTTAGAATATGGAGAAATAAGAGAAGATAAAATAAAAGACATGCTAACAGGTAAGAAGATAGAAGTTAAATCAGAGAAGGGTATGTGGATGAAGACAGGAAACATATGTATAGAGTATGAGTCTTGGAGTAAACCATCAGGCATCAGAGCAACGGAATCAGACTACTGGTTTCATAACTTATGTGTAGGAGATAATGAGTTTTGTACTCTTGTATTTAAAACAGACGTACTTAGAACTATCGTTGATGAACTTGATAGTTTTAAAACTGTATGCGGTGGAGACCATAATGCTAGTAGAATGTTCTTAGTTAATCTACAGAAATTGTTTTCTTCAGATGTCATCAAAGCATTTAAGGAGACTGAAGATGAAAAAAAATAAAGAAACACTTGACACATCTACTCAAGATGTATATAATAAACTGTCGGCTAAGAAAATAACAGCCGAGTCTGGTCATTGGTACACCCAAGAGGGAGACCCAATGTACACAGTAATAGGTGCTAACGGTAAGGAAAGAAACACTACCCTTAGAGATGCTAAGAAAGATAATCTAGTACCTTCTGTCACTACTATTCTTAGTATGATAGCTAAACCTTCATTAGAAAATTGGAAAATAAATCAAGCACTTAACTCTGCTTTAACTTTAGAGAAAGACCCTTTAGAATCCAAAGGAGAATTTGCTTATAGATGTAAACAAGACTCTAAAAAAATAGGTCAAGAAGCTGCAAGAAAAGGTACACAGATTCACGCTATGATTGAACGTGGTTTTCTTGGTGAAGAGAAGACAGAAACATATTGTGTTATTAAAAATTATTTAGATGATAAGTTTCCTGATGAAGAATGGATAGCTGAAGCTTCCTTCTGTGCTGATTCAGGGTATGGTGGTAAGATAGATTTATATTCTAAGTCTGGTATCTTTGTTGATTTTAAAACTAAAGATAACTTAGAAGGCAAAGACCCAGCTAAATTAGTATACGATGAACACGGTATGCAGTTGTCTGCTTATGCTCAAGGCTGTGGCTTTAATGATGTAGAAAGAGTATCTATATTTGTAGACAGAAAAGACACAGAGCTTATAGCTTGTCACATTTGGGATAAAGAATCTCAGAACAAACACAGAGAAATGTTTAATAGTATTTTAAATTATTGGAAACTTGTAAAGAATTATGAATCAAAGAAAGTCTAAACAAATAAGACTCAAAGCAAAAGAGATATTAATAGAGTGGTTAGCACAGCATGTACCTGAAGAAGAAATGAAAAAGAGTAATATAACTACTAAGAATATTTTAAAGTATATCCCTCCTGATACACACGTATATGCTAATAGAACTTTATTATTAAGTGCTTGGAGTTATAAATGGTTTATTAAAAAAATTAAAAAATTTAAAAATATAAACAATTTAAAATTAAAAGATATACAGTAGCATGCCTAAAAGAGTACCTAGAAAGATAAGACCAACAGAAAAAAATGTACCCAAAGGTTATGATTCTAAATGGGAACACACCTTACATACTACTATTTTACAAGAGTGGAAACATCATACAAACAAAGTCCCTTACATTGTTGAGCATAAATATGAGCCTGACTTTGTTAAAGTAATAGGAGATAAAGAATATTTACTGGAAGCAAAGGGTAGGTTTTGGGACTATCAAGAGTACAATAAATACGTATGGGTACGTAAAGTTTTAAAACCTAATCAAGAGTTGGTTTTTTTATTCCTAAGTCCTTATGCTCCTATGCCTCAAGCTAAGAGAAGAAAAAACGGAACAAAAAGGAGCCACGCTGAGTGGGCAGAGACAAATAATTTTACATGGTACAGTGAAGATAACTTACCTGATGCATGGAGAAACGATGAAGTATAAGTTTAGTGAAGACCAAACCCTTAAAGAGATTAGTTCTTACATAGATAAAACTTATGATGCTCATTACGGTGACGGTAAGTATCAAGCAACAGACATGATTATAGACGCTGGACACGGTGAGAGTTTTTGTATTGGTAACATTATGAAGTATGCTATGAGATACGGAAAGAAAGATAACAAGAGAGCAGAGATGTTAAAGATAATACACTATGCTATAATAACTATACATTTACAGGACAATCAAGATGATTGAAAACAAGACAGGAAAGAAGCCTTATTTAGGTATAGAAATAAATTATGATAGAGAAAAAACTTTTGATAAGTTTAGTCTTGACACATTACAAGATAGGTATTTATGGGAGAACGAAACACATGCACAAGAAGCATTCGCAAGAGCCTCAGTTTTCGGGGCAACATTTAAAGGTGAAACAGATTTTGAATTGGCTCAGAGACTTTATGAGTACAGTTCCCACAGGTGGTTCATGTTTAGCACTCCTATACTTAGCAACGGGGGAACAACTCGCGGTCTTCCTATTAGTTGTTTTCTTAATTATGTTCCTGACAGTAGGAATGGTTTATCAGCTCATTATGATGAAAACATATGGCTTGCGAGTTCGGGTGGAGGCATCGGTGGATATTGGGGAGACATTAGAAGTAACGGTATTTCTACTACTCACGGCAGTCGTTCTACTGGTTCAATACCTTTCATGCATGTAGTTGATTCTCAGATGTTAGCCTTTAATCAAGGCACTACAAGACGAGGAAGCTACGCGGCTTACATGGACATAAGCCATCCAGAGATTGAAGAGTTTATAAACATGCGTAAAGAATCGGGCGGTGATATTAACAGGAAGAATCTTAATATTCATAACGGTATTAATATTACTAATGCTTTTCTTAAAGCTGTAGAGCTTGATGAAGACTGGAGATTAATTGACCCTAAAACTAACGATGCTGTTAAGATAGTTAATGCTAGAGACTTATGGTGGCAAATAATACATGCTAGAGCAGAAACAGGAGAGCCTTACATGATTAACATTGATACATGTAATGAGGCACTACCACAGAAACAAAAAGATTTAGGTTTAAGAATTAGACAGAGTAACTTATGTTCAGAGATTACGTTACCTACTAACGAAGAAAGAACAGCAGTCTGTTGTTTATCTTCAGTAAACTTAGAACACTTTGATACTTGGTCAAAGGACGATAACTTTATACAAGACTTAATAACAATGCTTGACAATGTTTTACAACACTACATTGACAACGCTATAGATACAACACAACTAGGAGAGTACAGTGCAAACTTTAAAAGATTTCAAAATTATGTTAGAGAGGGTAAAGAAGGATTTACTAAGTCTGCGTATTCGGCATATAGAGAGAGAAGTTTGGGACTGGGTGCTATGGGCTTCCATGCATATCTCCAATCTAGGAACATACCTTTCGAGGGAATATACGCAACTGGTTTTAATCATAAAGCATTCACCTTTATCAAATCTAGAGCCACTCAAGCTACTAAAGAACTGGCTGTTAAAAGGGGGGAAGCTCCTGACATTCATGGTACAGGTAAACGCAACGCTAATCTATTGGCTGTTGCTCCTAACGCTAGTAGTGGGATTATATGTAGTGGTACTTCCCCTAGTATTGAGCCTTATAGGGCTAACTGCTATACTCACAAGACCTTATCCGGCTCTTACCAAGTTAAGAATAAATATCTTGAAAAAGTTTTCAAAACTAAAGGGCTGAAAGGAAAAGAACTAGAACAAATTTGGAAAGATATAACAGCCAACGAAGGCTCTGTACAACAATTAGATGTTCTTACTGATGACGAGAAAGAAATATTTAAAACAGCTAATGAGATAAATCAAATATGGATTGTAGAACACGCTTACAAAAGACAAGAGTTTATTTGCCAAGCACAATCTGTAAACTTATTCTTTACTATACCTAAGTCAACTGAGCCACAGGAAGTACACGATGAATATATGCAGTATGTGAATGATGTTCATTGGTATGGTATGAATAAATTAAAATCTTTGTATTACTTCAGAACTAATGCAGCTAGAAATGTAGAGAATGTAAATACTAAAATACCACGTATTCATTTAGATGATGTGGAATGTATTGCATGCGAAGGTTGATATGAATTGTTGGCATTGTAATACACAATTAATATGGGGTAGCGACCATGACATAGAAGAAGAAAATGAGGATTACATAATGGAGACTAACCTAAGTTGTCCTAAATGTAATTCATTCGTAATAATATACACACCAAAGGAAGAGACATGAGCTTATTAAAAACTAGAGATTACTACAAACCGTTTGAGTACCCGTGGATGTACGAGTACTATAAACTACAAAATCAAATGCACTGGATGCCTGAATCCGTACCGTTACACACAGACGTAAAAGATTGGCAGGACATCACACCGGCAGAAAAACATTTACTTACACAGATATTTAGACTGTTTACTCAATCAGACGTTGATGTAGCTTCTGGTTACATAGATAAGTACATGCCTCTCTTTAAAAAACCTGAAGCAAGAATGATGATGTCATCTTTTGCTAACATGGAATCTATACATCAAGATGCTTACAGTTTATTACTTGATACAGTAGGTATGCCTGAGATAGAGTACAAGGCTTTTTCAGAGTACGAAGAAATGGCTGACAAGCATGACTACGTAGGTACATTTAAACCTCTTAAGTCTGACAAAAGAACTATAGCTAAGACACTAGCAGTGTACTCAGCGTTTACAGAAGGACTACAGTTGTTCTCTAGCTTTGCTATATTACTCAACTTTCCAAGATACGGTAAGATGAAAGGCATGGGACAGATAGTTACTTACTCTATCCGTGACGAGTCTATGCATGTTGAAGCTATGACTAAATTGTTTAGAGAGTTTATTCAAGAGAACATAGAGATATGGACAGACGATTTTAAAGCAGAGCTATATCAGATATGCAGAGAAATGGTAGAGCTTGAAGATAAGTTCTTAGACTTAGTATTTGAAATGGGAGACCTTCCGGGTTTAACTAAGAAAGACATGTATGCTTACAATAGATATATAGCTGATAGAAGATTACTACAACTTGGACTTAAAACTAATTATGACCAGAAAGAAAACCCACTTGGTTGGATTGATGAAGTCATGGGCGTAGAACATCAGAATTTCTTCGAGGGTAGAGCTACTACTTATATGAAAGCAGGATTGAAAGGAAGACAAGATAGTGTAAAATTTACGGGAATGAGTAATGAGTAAGTCAAAAGAAGGTAATATCTTATCTTATAAAATACTATTAGATAATAAAGGTAACTTAGTTACAGAGTTTAGTGGGTTGCCTTTAGAAAAAGTACACACTGTTTTTAAAGGGAACGATATTAAAATAATAAAAAAACTAATTCAAGAGGGGAGTGTTCATTTAAAAAGCTTACATGACCGTTTACAAAAAGAAATACAAGCAATATCTACTTAACTTTATATTTTGTAGTATTTTTAAAAATTTAACCCCCTTGTGTCTGCTCTGTTGCATTATCTGTTAGTGGTTAATATGTTTGCTTTAGAAAGCATAACTTTTTAATAGAGAAGCTCTCCGTGCGTCTGAGAGGATTTACTTAATTGTGTATATAATTATCTCTTCTTTCTTACCTTTAACCTTAATAGGGTCTAAATATCTCATAGGTATGTCACAATTTAAGGCTGTCGTGTATCCAATAACTAAATCTTCTCCTACTACTTTAGTAGAACTCTCTAACCTAGCTGCTAAATTAACAGCATCACCTATCGCAGTATAATCAAATCGTGTATCGCTTCCCATATTTCCTATTACAGCTTCTCCAGTATTTATTCCTATACCTATTTCTATTCCTAAATCAGCTTCTGCCATATCTCGTTGTATTTTCTGGGCTGTTAGGACTGCTTTGGTCTCATGTTTTTCAAGGTCTATAGGAGCATTAAAGATTGCCATCATTGCATCGCCTATATATTTATCTACCATTCCGCCATACTCTTGAACAGCATTAGCTTGTATAGTTAGTGCCTTATTCATTATCTTTGCAACCTCTTCAGGTTCTAATCTCTCTGACAAACTTGTAAAGCCTCTCACGTCTGTAAATAAAAACGTACAACGTCTTCGTTCTCCGCCTAACTTCAAAAGCTCCGGATTATCTTGTAGTCTTTTAACCTGTCTAGGGTCAAGGTAATGTTCAAACTGTTTCTTGATTTGTTGTCTAAGTTTAAACTGAGTTCTAAAGTTTAAATAGAATTGTTGGGTAGCAATAAGTGTCATACTTATCATGCTCCATGTAAAGTCTATCAAGAGATTAGAGCTTACAAAGTGATACTCAAGATATCCCATTAAAGAGAACAATCCTAAGAATGATATAACTCCCTTAGTGATACCGAGGTAGTTAATTACAAGAGCTGTAAGGATGCCTGAGAGCAACAATAATAATAGCTCAACAAACAATCTATAGTCTGGTATTTGTGGTGTATCCATCAACATACTTTCTGACAGAGCTGCTTGAATCTTATGAGGTTCTAATAGACCAGCAGGTGTAGCTAATTGTGGTG